GTACCATATCTACAATTCTTTGATTGCCAACTGGTATCTCTACAAAAAACAGCAAAAGCACTACTAGAGCGCTAAATAAAAATACTGCCATTGCAAGTAAATGAATAAATTGTTTAAACGGTCCTTTCATAATAAAAAACGGTTAACACACTAATTTAAAAACTACCAGCCTAACAAACAACCATTTACATTGCTTTCTTTGAAATTGATATACCTAGTCTCTTGCTGGCGTATATGAGATCATTACATCATGTAATACTAGACGTTTGTTACCACCATTAGTTCGTGTTAGTTTAATGTAAATAGAGTAATCTCTAATCCTTGCTTTGTTACCAGAACTATTTGTGTCTCTGCCTATTACATGTCTCCAATGTCTCATCCTTCTCTTTATATTCGTACCTACTATAAGCGGTATGTTACCGGTAGTTTGGTAGTCATTCCATATTTCAATAGAAGATAAAGTTTCAGGAGGATCAGGTAATAAAAGTGGAATATCGTCAATAGATATTTCTGAATTGTATTCTATGTTTGTAAATATTTTTGGAAAATCTGCATCTGGTGCAACTAGTAATGTAATAGATGTATCAGCCAGTAATCCATAAAATGATCCATAATCTCCTGCATCATGTAAGTACACATGGTCTGTATTGTCAATTGAAGCTGTAGTTACTGATAATAATCTTCTTCCTGTATTTAAATAAATACCTGGAGTATAACTGTAGAAAGATTCAAAAGCATCCATGTACTCGTTGTACCCAATAGTAAAATCAGATACACCGTCTTTAGGGGTTAAGAAAGTAAACAGTACTCTATTATGTCTAGGATCAAATACTGAATGTACACCCACGGCTTTATTTCCAAATGGAGCAACACTGGTAGTTTTATTTAAAGTTTTATCTGTATTTACTATTAGACCATCTACATTTTCTGCAAAGAAAGAAGACATCCCTTTCATGTCAGATACTGATGAAGGTCCTTGAGTAAGTTTAAATAGTTTTCTAATTGTTACATCATAGTGATACAAAGCTGTAGTAGACGCTACAACACTATGCTGGTGCACTGTACCTGTTGTAGTTGTCATGTACCTAAAATCTTTTAATGTTCGCCCTTTACCTAATACTATTTCTACACCGGCTTCATCTAAAGCTACTGACGTTTCATCAATAGCAGCTACACCAATAGCATGGTCTTGGTAGAACACTAATCTATCTTGGAAGTTTATTACTTTGTTAATAGGTCCGTAAGAACCGTCTACATCTAATATATTTGCAGTTTCAAACTTTTTCCAATTGTCAATAAGCTCCCCATCTATTTTTGCTTTTGATATCCATAATCTGTGAGGAAATTCTTCTACTGTAATTACAGCAAAATCTTTTGCAACAAACTTTTTTTCAGAGTTATTTTGTTGACTATAAAACTCATCGTGACTGTAGCTTTCATTCAAATAATTATAAGTATCCATCCTATTTCTATTTGCTATAAAATTACCAGCACTTGATGTGTGGTACTCTAGATTTAAACGGCTTTCACAAGGATACATTACAGCTACACCTAATCTATAGTCATTAGGGTCATCTAGTCCGCCATCAGGATTTTGACCAGATACGCTGTAAGGTATTATGTAATCTTTAGCAAAACAATGTACTGTAACATCTCCACCATAAATTTCAGGACTTGTAATAAATTGGTTAGAGTGCCCTGTTATTGGTTGGAAGTGTCCTGTAGACATGTAAGTTGATTTACTTCTACTTTCAAAAGTATTACCTCCATATTGTTTTAGTACTTCTCTTACATAAGCAATTTCTTTAAAATGGAAAGCCTGTTTTACACATTTGTAATCATCTGTTGATTTGCAGAAAACAGTGCTGCTTGTAGTTACTGATCTTTTATTATCGTAATGGTCCATAACTTCTGCAGCATCAAAGTATCCATGGCTAAGCTCATCATCTGGTTCAAATGCGTAAATACCTGTATTATTGTTTTCATCTGGTGTCTTGTCATGTAAATTTGACCACCATCCATATAGCTCCATGCGGCATATGTCAGAACCTATACCGTAAGGCATATTATTTGCATGTCCTTTATCTCCCCTACCGTAACTTATATTATAGTAATAGTTCTCACCCAGGTCACCACTCTTCACTCTTATTCCTTTGTCTGCATAGGTAATGTTTTTTATAGGAAACGCTTCGCACCCATCTACTGAGTTTTCACTAAGGTCTGCGTTAAAACGGCCATGGTTTGGTCTTTTATACTCTCTTAATTTCCAAACCCAAGACTGCATTTGGTTTCTATGCGGGTCCCATTTTGTATCATCACCGTGGTTGTTAGTAGTTCCACGGTTATACAACGTGGCAAAAGCCGCATAATACCCTATTGTTTTTATGTAATCATCTGGTTGACGTTGAAATCTAAACCCACCAGTACTAAAATCATTCATACCAGGTTGAACAAACGGTGCAAATAAAATAGTTTTTGATCTTGACCCTCTTTTTCCGTTTAATCCAGTATTGTAAGCTGGCCTTCTTCCTAGTATTGTACCGTGAGGCTGTTCTGCACCTCCTAAATTTATACCCGGTAAATCAGGTAAGTGCCAACTGTTTGTACCAATTTTATCACCATGCCACTCTATCCTGTTAGTACCAGCAAATATACTTCCACTAGCAAATGCTCCATGTGCATCACTTGTAGGGTTCATTGCTCCATGTAGAGTATGGTGCCTGTCTTTTTTATCTTGATTTTTAAAATCTCCCAGCCTGTCTTCCAACATAATAACACCAGTACCTAGTCTAGTTTTGTCGGCCTCTGTTCTTTCCATTCGTACAATTCTGTACCCTCCAATTTTGCTAGCTATAGCACTAACATCAATAGTAAATTCAATCCCTAAAGAACGGCCTCTAAGTTTATCATCTACTGAATCAGCTACTGGAAAATCTTCTGCCCCACTTGTAATTTCTCTATTACTAATTGGGTCAGGAAATTTAATGTCTCCAATCCAACTAACAAAAGTCACTCCTCCTTTTTTTGTATAAAATTGTATACCAAACCTATATACTTCTCCTCTAGCGTACCCTGTAAACAAAGACTCTATTATTGGAGAAGCGAAGTTATTAAACTGGTTTTGTATTTCGTATTTGTGGGGAGTACCATCTACATTTATTATACCACTAGCTTCTTCCCAACTACCTCTTGATGATCTTAACCAAGGCGCAGTTTGGGTTTCAGATTTACTGTTTACTATTTCTACACTGTCGTCTAAATGTACTTGGTGATAACAGAATTTATAGCTAACGTTTTTACCTGAACCTCCTAATGTTTTTCCGTCTTTTTGGTATTTATATTGATGAAAGTTGTACCAAAATCTATTCTCTCTTTCTAGGTTATAAGCATTTATAGCATCATGGTCAGCAGGTACTGAATCATAGTCAGGGTCAGAAGTAGTTGTTTTAAAAAGGTCTATTGGATTACTTAAATCGTCTAATGTACATTTAGATATAATGTCAGGATAATCATCATCATCAACATTTTTAAATCTATAAGCCCTTGCGTCCCACTCATTTGAGGTTATTTCAGACTGCTCTTTTTTAATATTACCTACAATTAAATAATTGTTTTTAGAGTCAAGTGTTTTACAAAGACTAAAACCACTAGAAACTGCACTATACACTGTTTCAGCTACATCAAATGTAGGAGTTTCATTACCGGTAAGCACAACTTCCATTTCTCCACTAGAAGGAATAGCGTCTTCACCAAATTGATAAATGTCTGGAGTATCTAAACTAGTGTATACTACAGCTATATGTTGTATTATTGAATAGTCTGTATCTATATTTTTTAGTTTAAACGTTACAGATTTTTTTCCAGTAGTTGATGATCCAGAATTTCTAAGTTGTGAGTAATGTGTAACAGTGTCTATATCTCCTGAAGTAAGTGTTACTAATGGTGAAACAGGAGACATGTCTGTTTCTGTACCATCTTCAGACAATAATCTATAACAGTACTGTACTTTAGACCCTGAAGGTAAATTGCCGCTATCAATTTTAAAAGGTTGTGGTATAGAAAAGGTAATATTTGGATCTTTGTCTAGTAAATCAGCTTTACTATTAATTAGATCTGGGTCTAGTATGTTTACTGTTCTAAGAGGATTAAGAAAATCCGTCCAATATACTCTTATAATTGCTGAGTTTTCGTACCTTCCTTCTACTTCTATTCTATGCGTAGTTCTGAAATCTAAGTTACCGTTAAAAATTAAATGCTTTGCAACACTCAAATTCCCACTAATAAACAAGTCTTTAATTGTATTTGTTTTTTCGTTATACTCTAATCTCCATATTTGTCCTGATCCTGAATCATTTGATGTGAACACAACAATGTACTTATCTACGGCGCACCATCCTACAATATTTAATGCTGTTTGTGAAGGCATAGTTGTTGTAGTTAAATCAGGATGTGTGTAAGTTGTTTCAGGAATACCAGGTATCTTAAAAGCTAAAGCATTACCTTTTTCGTTTTCAATAGACCCTGTAGACAATCCTTTATGTGTAATAACCTTTAAATTTTTAGCATCATAGTAATTGCTAGGATCATATTTAGATTTACTATTATCCTTGTTTAACCCTTTAAAATATGAATTTTTAGATTTTGGCATTATTTAGTCTTTTTTGCTAAGTTGTCAAAGTAATCATCTCTATCAACTTCATTAGAATTACTGCTGCCAGTATCCTTTCCGTTAATAAGTCTTTGCTCTTGTACACCTAGTGAGTTAAAGAAATCCTCTTCTTGATTAATCTTAGGTATAAGTCTCAAGAAATTGTTTTTAATGTTTTTTAGCTCATCTACAGAAGGCATAGCCCCCCTGGTTTGCGCTGCTCCAAGATACCATAACTGGTCTTGTACTGTTTTTTCATAAACAGCTTGTTGTAATTTACCTGTTCTCCAAAGCAAATAATCAAGCTTTTCTCTAATGTAATACTCAACAGCTTTAACAAACTTAACATCATCTGGTATAGTAGGCCAACCTTTTTCATCTGTTGGCAACGCTCTGTAAGCAAGTTCTATTGTTCCTGAATCAAAGTTTGTAAAAACACAGTCATCAGACAGTGTGTAAGTAACTGAACATTCGCAAGAAAGATCTGGAGATTCATTACAGTGTCTGTGAAAGTTGTTTGACGCATATCCCATAGCAGTGTATCCGTCAACGCCTTTGT